AAGCTGTAATAGTCCTATAATTTTTCAAATAGCTTGGGGTAGGTCTATATCTAGAATCACTAATTTAATGACAGAAGATGAGTACATACAAGGAGATTTAGTCAATGTGTTGTTTGAAATCTATATGGGTTTAGAGGAAAGTGTTTCAAGTAGTGCTGTTGGAAACATGAATAAAATAGCTACTTTAAGAGTGTCAAGAGATATACCAGTTATTGGAGCTGAAGGTATAGGGCCTATGTACGGCAATTTTAATGATAATCATGCTTATCACACATTTACAACTGACATCGCTCCTGTTGTTAGAGATTATTTATCATACACTTTAGTACCTATATTAAAAGGAGCGCCTTCTTCTATTTATGGAATGAGCTCTAACTATAACACTAATTTAGATTGGAGTTACGCAAGTTTACAGGGTTCTACTAGAAGAATTGATGTTAGAATAAGATACGAAGTAAGAGCTAATAATGATGATAGAACACTTGTTCAATCTACTACTAATGGGCCTTCTATAAACAATTTTAATATAATAAACTCAGTAGAACAATATGATGAAAGGACAGATGACTTGTTAGATAAATATTATAAATGGGACGCTAATGAGTCTACAGTTTATAGATACTTAAGCAATTGTCCTAATGGCAACACTGGTCATACAGCAATTTACGGAAGTGATGATATTTATAGAAAACCTATAAGGTTAGAAGATGAAGCGGAGTGGTTAAGTTGGTTTCAAGATGAATTTACTATAGATGGTAGTAATAATTATGATATGACGGATTTTTATATTAGGATAACTACAACAGAATCAGACGGCTCAAGTAATACAGTTAACTTAAGAAACATACAAGAAACATTAGGAAATTCAGGTGGTAGTTATACATCAGGTAGTTTTTTTAGTTCTAGCTCTGGTAATGACAAGTGGAAAACATTAAATACTACAAATCAGGAAAGAAGATTTCCAAGAGCTTATTTGACGCAGAATGTTTCTCCAGCTTTTATAAACACAGTTACAGCTGGTACTATTACAACAGATACTATAGAATATACAGCCCAATTAGTTGTAGTTGGTGGACATATAGGAACACATTTTAGAGGAGAAAAAAGAACTTATGTCTTAGACCATGAAGAAGTTAGAGGTGGCGGCGTATATCCTTTTGTAAGATTTCACTGGTTGAATAGAAAAGGTGGTATTGACAGTTTTACATTTAAGAGAAATGTTACTGAAAGTATAAGTGTAAATAAAACATTTTTTGAAAGGGCTGGAGCAAACCAACAATATAGACAGGAGTATGATGTAAATGGAGATTACGGGTACGCTGCAGGTACGGGAGTACACAATCAGGCGGGAGCTAGAATGCATCAAGATACTTTAGGTGGAGATAATTACAAACCATCTGTTTCAACTTTTAAAATTGACGCTCTTAGAACTAATACTGTTTTTAGTGAACCAATGAACGATATTGAAGCTAGGTGGATAGAAGAATTATTTACATCTCCAAATGTTTGGATAGAGTTAAAAAACGATAACTCTATAAGAGCTAAAGCTATTAATCCTACATCACATCCATCAGAAAAAGATTATTTTCCAGTAACTATAAATAATACTAATTTTGATATAGTAAATGAAGATGAAGGTTTAGTAAGGGTAAATATTGAGTACACACACTCTAATAAAATAAACACACAAAGAGGATAGAATGTCAGATAAAGTTAGATTACAGATATTAGATATAAAAGAGCCAAGTGGAGTTAATTTAGTAGACCTAACCACAGCTACAGCTGGCGGTTATTGGTTTTTAAATAATCCTAACTGGGTAACTATAAATAAAACTACAGCTGCTCCTTTTTATCGTAATTTTTCAGCCGCTGCAGGAGCTGATTTTTTTATGTATGACATTATAGACCAAAACTATAATGGAGGTTTTTTAAAGCCTAATGTAAAATACAAATTAAAATTTACAGTTATAAATTATACACAAAACCCAAACTGTAGCTCTAATTGTCAAGGATTTTTAGGAGTGGCTCAAGGAGGTGTTTCTGGTAATGCTCAGTTAAATGCAAATGGAACATACACAGAAACATTTACAGCTGACGGAAATGAAGTTTTGTTATTTTGTAACAATTCTATAGACGGAAATCCAGCTGGGCCTGCACCACCAACAAAAATAACAAACCTAGTAATACATGAATTAAACAATGAAAGAGAGGTAAACACAATAGGAGAATTAGACATTACTGATAGTGAAGATTTCCCTTTGACACTAACATATGCTGTTTCTGATGGTAGAGATATAGAGTCAAGATTTGGAGATTACTCAAAAACATTTGACATACCAGCTACAAAAAACAATACAAGATTATTATCTCATTTACAAAACACAAATATAGTAGATAATAAAGATTTTACATCTTTAAAAAAATGTAGAATATTAGTAGGTCAGTTAGAGTTTTTCAATGGTTTTATAGTGGTTAACGGCTCAAAACAAACATCTAAACCAGACTCATATAGTTGTACAATATTAGGTGGTAATTACGCTTGGTTAACATCTATAAAAAACAAAAGACTTTGTGATATTTATCAAGATGGAGAATCCTTAGATTTCAATTATAGTGATATATGGCAAAAGGCTAGATATGCTGTAAATGCTGACACTACTTTTAGTGGTGTAAATTATCCTTACACATACCCCTTAATTAGTTATGGAGATTTTTGGCCTAATGCTACGAGTTCTAATAGAGGTAAGGTAAATATAGATGACCAAACAGAACCTTCTCAAGATTGGAGACCAGCTTTTTATATTTATTCATTACTAACAAAAATATTTCAAAATATAGGATATACCATAAGTAGTGATTTTATAAATGAAACAGAATTTAAAAAACTTATAACGGTACTACCTTTAAATAAAGAATTGTTCCAACCACAGGGAGACATGACCGTTACTAGAAAAAAATGGAATCAAGACACTTCAGGACAGGGAGACAAAGGTATATGGGACTCTGGTGTATCTAATAAAGATTATCAGGTAATTAGAGCTGCAAATCATTTCACACAAGGAGCAGACTCTACAGTAGGAGATACAGATTGGCAAAGAATAAAATTTGACACAGTTATAAATGACCCTCTTAATTGTTATGATTCTAGTACTGGAGAGTGGACATGCCCTAAGTCAGGGTTTTATGATTTTAGTTCTTCAGTTCATTTAATTATAGGTAATTATGATAACTCTGAAAACTCTGCAAATCAGATAGCTACTACAGATATAAACGCAACTTTAGACGAATATTGTGAGGTAGGTATTAATATAAATGTTACAGACGCTGCTGGTAATGATATAGGACTGTCATCTTTTATTGATTACGATACTCCAGCGGCACAAATATTAGGGCCTTGTCAGTTAGGTAATTGGGAAACATCAGCAAACAGTCCTTCTCCCTACGCTAGTACAAGAACTCCTGTTTTAATAGCTGTTAAAAGAGAAATTTCAACACCCTACACATGGTATATAGAGCAGGGGCAAAAAGTTTCAACAAATGTAAAGGTCAGATTTAATAATACATCAACAGGAGCTTTCAATCAAAACCCATCACAAGTCAAGTGGGGATATGTTTCTTTAGCTGACCCAAATAGAACTGCTCTAACAGGAATGAATGGAATGTGTTTTTGGGGAGGTTTTCCAACAGATTCATATTATGGAGGTAATTCTAATGGACTAATACCTAACAACACGAGTGCCAATGACACTTATAATGTAAAAGAAATATATGAAAGAAATAGTTTACCTTATTTTAGTGTAACACCAGCGCAATCTCCTGCAAGTTTAACAATAGGAAACTCTTATCCTTACAGTGAGCTTTTACCTTGTGATATAGACCAAGTGCAGTTTATAAAAGGTGTGTCTCATTTATTTAATTTGCAATTCAGGACTGACGCACAATTAAAAACTGTTTACATAGAACCTTATGATAATTTTTATAAAGACAAGACATTAGCTTATGATTGGAATCAAAAAGTAGATTACTCTACTGAGATTACAGATGTGTACAATGTAGGTTTGAGCGAAGAACTTTCCATAGAGTATAGAAATGATGGTTCTGATGGTTTAATGAGTTTTATTAATAACGCTTTTAGAGAAAATGAATCACAATTTCATTTCTTTAATTACTTTGAGGTAATTGGAGACAAGTTCACTAAGGGTATAAAAAAAATAGTCAACCCAGTATTTGCTTCTACTTGGTGTGATTGGGACGCTGATTTAAGTGGAGCTTCAGGAGCTAATCCTAAGTTAGTACCAATAATAAATAAAACACAATCTATTTTTGGATATGGTGTATTGCCCTACCCAACTAGACCTGATAAAATATTAAATCACGCTCCAAGAGTTTTAAAATGGAAGGGATGGAAATTAGGAGACAATCACAGTAGTTTTATGACAAAATGGAATTTTAGAAGAGCGTCTGCAAATTATGGTAGTGCTTGGTCTCCAAGAGCTACTTTTGTAGATTGGGAGTCTACAAGTACAGAGAAATTTGGTAATTTATCTTTTGATGATGAGGTTATAAATCCTCCAACAACAAGTACTGTTGAAACTGTTGAAGGTTTATATACAATATACTACAAAAACATGATAAACCAATTAAAATCAAAACCAAGAACAAGAACATATAGTGTGAAATTAAGTAATGCGGAAATGCTTACAATAGATTTAAGTAGATTGGTTTATATAGATAATACATACTGGAAAATAAATAAAATTATAGATTATTCTCCAGTTAAAGATGTGTTTACAAGAGTAGAACTTATAGAATGGACAGAAAATTTTTCTCAATCAGATAGAACATAAATAACAACAATATGTCAATACCAACACCAACAGCAAAAAAAGGAAATGTAAAGCCATTAAGTATAGGTCAAGCTAGTAAACCTACCTCTACACCAAAAGTTGACTCTTTAGAGGCAAATATAAATCCACATAATTTAGGATTGGGTCGTCAGGGTGTAGCAGAGTTTGGAGCTGGCCCTGTATATATGGAATTTACTGTTTTAGGAGAATCAGGCACAGCTTTTATGCCTATAGTAATGACAGATGATTTTGGAAAGTTAAATCCTGTAGTAAGAAGTACAAACAGATACGATAATTATTTAGGAAATAGTGATAAATATATTGACACACCTACATCAGTAGAAGAAGATGTGTCAGATGGTTCGGGTAATACATTTGAAGGAGTATAATGTCAAGAATAATAGAAATAGAATTAAAAAAGATAGCTAAAGAATTAGTTGACTTAATGAGAATGATACTTGACCAACAAGGACATACAGCTTCAGGAAAATTAAAAGATTCATTTAAGTGGAGAGTAAATGTAGGTAAAGAAATTATTGACTTAACAATAGTTAATACTACTGATTACTGGCATAAAATAGACGCTTATGGTAAGTATAATAAACCTGTAACAGTCGCGGTTCCTGTAATTATAGAGTGGTTAAAAATAAAGGGTATTGATAGAGAAAAAAATCTAAGCGCTAAAGAAATTATTAATTACGCTCGTAACATTGTAAATGAGTTAGCAATTAGTTACCCTACAAAATTTGGTAGAGGTAGAATGGATAGGTCAAACTTTGTAGAAAAAGCAGATTTAATGGCTCAACAATTAGGTGTTTATGATAGATTAGACCCAGTTTTAAATGAAGAGATGGAAGAATATTTAAGGTTTTTAAAAGAAGATGGTGTAATAGATTTATTTGTAGGATAAAATAAAAAAACATGGCAAGAATAGATAAGGTAATAAATGTAAAAATAGAAGGTGTAGCTAAAATTAGAGAACTAGAAAATAGTCTCAAAAAATTAAGAGCACAACAAAAAAATATAAAGAACGACTTAAAAGACGGAGAAAACGCTGGTAAGTTTGCTGAGAAACAATATAAGAAAACTAGCGAACAAATTAAAGAACAGTCAACACAGTTAAGGGGTCTGAGAAAAGAAATGTCTGGAGTTAACAATCAGACTAAAAAAGCTGGAGGACTGCAAAAAAGTATGACGGCAGCTGTCATAAAAGGAGCTGCTGCTTTTACTATTTTACTTACTGCTTTTAGAAGAGTAAACCAAGCTATGACCACTATGATTGGTACTTTTAGCGAGTTTGAGTTTACAATGGCTAAAGTAAAAGCTGTTAGTGGTGCTACTGGAGATGAATTTAAAAAACTTACAGAGTCAGCGGAAAGACTTGGTCGTTCTACATTCTTTACAGCTTCACAGGTTGCGGAATTACAATTAAATTTCTCTAAACTTGGTTTTACAACAGAAGAAATTTTAGTTATGCAAGAAGCTACAATCAACTTGTCTATTGCTACTGGTAGTGATTTAGCTAGAGCGGCTACTGTAGCTGGTGCTTCTGTAAGAGGTTTCCAATTAGAAGCAGAAGAAGCTACAAGAGTAATTGATGTAATGGCTCTTGCGTTTACAAGTTCTGCTTTAGATATAGAAAAATGGAACACATCTATGACTAAAGTAGCTCCTATTGCTTCCATGGCTGGTTTTACTATAGAAGAGACAACAGCTATAATGGCTAAATTATCCGATACAGGTATAGAAGCTTCTATAGCTGGTACATCTTTAAGAAATATATTCTTAAAAATGCAAGACCCAGCTTCTGAATTATCTAAAAGAGTTGGACACACGATAACTAACTTAGACCAAATGTTAGAAGTGTTTAAAGACCTTCAAGAAGGAGGTACAGACCTAGCGGACATACTCAGCTTTATGGATGTTAGACAAGTAGCTGCTTTTGGTACAATGTTAGAAGGTGCTGATGATATAAGAGAGTTGAGAGATGAATTACTAAACGCTGAAGGAGCTGGTCAAGACATGGCTGACACTGTTGGAGATACGCTACAGGGTAGTATATTTAAGGTAAAATCTGCTTTTGAAGGTTTGTCTATAGCTATAGTAAAAAACTTTGGAGGGTCTTTGCAAAGAGCATTAGAAAACCTAGCTGAGTTTTTAAATAACTTAGCTGATAATGATTCTAAATTAAGGAAAATAGGTAGAACAATAAAGAATGTTATAAAAACATTAGCAGCTTATGTTATAGGTGTTAAAGCTGCTGGTCTATGGACAAAATTAATGAGTTCTGCTGTGGTTACTAATGCTACACAGTTAGGAGTAATGGCTAGTGCCGCAAAAGCGGCGACAATAGCTTATAAAGGACTTAGGGCCGCTGCTTTTAGTACTGCTATTGGAGGCGTTATAATGGTTGCTACAGAAGCGATAGGTCGTTTAGTGTCAGGGGTAAGTAAAGTAGATGAGCAGCTAGAAGAAATGGAAAGAAAAGCTAAAGAAAGAATACAAAATATTAAGAACTTCTTGGGAGATGTTTATGATGAAGGAACTATGAAAGACGCTTTTACAGACGCTACTTTAGAATTAACAAAAGCTACATTACAGTACGACCAACTTTTAAAGGCTAAAAAAGAAATAATAGAAATAAACAGAAAGCTAGATGAAAGTGAAGGTAATGAACTACTAAATTTAAAAAACTTAAAAATAGCTCAGAATAACTTTGCTGCTTCCTTAAAAGAAACTAATAAATTTTTAGAAGCAAACAATGAAGCTCTTTTAACTGAGGACAGTACTTTAAAAGATATCAAAAAATCTTTAGATAGTGTTACTGAAGCGTATTTTGTAAAAGCTATCGCTCAAGAATATACAAAAGCTCAAGCACAAATTGTAGCTAAAACCGCTGAAGCGCAAGTAGAAATACAAAAAAGATTAGATTTATTTTTTGCCGAAGGTTCAGATAGTAAATTGTATTATGATGAATCTGGATTGACAGACGAGAGCATAACAAGGTTACTTGGTGAAGCTGGTGTTAGACTTCCTTACGCAATGACTATTGAAGAATTACAAAAAACATTAGCTGGCCTTTATTTTGACCTACAACAACACAATGAATTCTTTACTGGCGGCCCTACAACTCCAGGCCAAGAGGAACAGATATCTGACTACAATAGAAGAATTGGTATGGAGAGAAGTATAAGGCTTTATCAAGGTATTATGGATTATACTCCAGAAGGAGAACTAAGTTTAACTGATTTAGCCAACATAGGAGCAGAAGGTACAATGGAGTCTCAGTTAGAATTACTTAAAAGTGTTTATGAGAATTTAGCTTCAGACGAAGGTTTTTCTTTAGAAAATTTATTAAAATCACTTAGTGGGGGAACAGGAAGTGGTAGAGGCAGTGGAAGTGTTTCAGCTGAATTTACAATGCAGGAAAAAATTACTGCAGAACAAGCTAATGTAGAAATTTTAAATGACGAGTTACAACACAACATTAATATGTTGGAAGCTAAAAAGAAAGGTATAGAAGCTTTTAGAAAACAAAAAAATGTTTCTGATGAAGAAGATAAAAGAGCTCAATTAGCTTTAAATAAAACCATATTAGACTTAAATAAAGCTAGATATAGACAAGAAATAAAACTATTAAACGACAAGCAAGAAGAAGAAAAAATAGATATTAAAAACAGGAATCTTTCTAAAGAAGAGGAAGCTGCGGAGTTAGCTCAATTAGATATAGATTATAATGAGTTAAGAAAACAAATAGCTGAAAGTTATGACTTAGACTTTACTAAAATAAGTAATGAAATAGCTAATGATGAATTAGCTTTAAAAGAGGCTAATCTTAAAAAAGAATTAAAAGCTTTAGATGAGAAACACACTCAAGAAAAATTAGATTTAGATTTAGCTTTAGCAAATAAAGAAATTACAGAAGGTCAACATAAAGAAAACTTATTACTTTTAGAGGCTAACTACTTACAAAGAAAATTTGAAATTCTAACTGATTACGACCAACAAACAACAGCTGTAGAAAATGCACAAAAAGAAAATCAAATAAAAAGAATAAGAGAGCAATCAGAAGCTTTAAATGATTATATAGGAGTGGTAGGACAATTAGGCGGACACCTACAAGATGTAGCTGGAGAAGAAGAAAAATTTAATATAGTAAGACAGACTGGTATTGTTATAACACAGGCTGCAGCTACAGCAGAAAAAATACTTGCTATTGCTAATACCATGACAGAACTTTCTGCTAAAAGAAAAGCTTTAGCAGAGGCTTTCGGTATAACCACAACAGCTGGAGTTATAGCTGCGGATGGAGCTAAATCAGCTTCTAACATTGCTTTAGCTGGTTCAGGATTTTTAGCTGCTATAGCTAATAGTATAAAGTCCTTACCTTTTCCATTTAATTTATTTGCTATAGGAGCTATTATAGCAGCTATATTTGGAGCTAAAAGAGCTATTACATCAGGATTCAAAGGAGCTGACCCTAATGATAGTGGTACTCCTAGTGTTAGTGGAAGTGGAGGTGGTACTGGAGGAGGACAAATGGCTTTAATGACTTTTGGTGGTAGACACCAAACTATAGGTCAAACTTCTCAATATAGAAAAGGAGGTATGGTTTACGGCCCTTCACACGCTCAGGGAGGTGTAAAATACGCTGTAGGAGGTAGAGTAATAGAGTTAGAAGGTGGAGAAGCTATTATAAACAAGAAAAGTACATCTATGTTTAGAAGTCAGTTATCAGCTATGAATCAAGCTGGTGGTGGTGTTAAGTTTGCTGATGGTGGTGTTGCAAACATGCCTAGTTTTGCAAATACACAATTTCAAGTAGAAGGACAAAGAGGAATGATGAATGTTATGGGAGGTAGAAGTAAAGTAGTTGTAGTTGAGTCAGATATAACTAACACACAAGATAAAGTTAAAGCAATAGAATCAGAAGTGAGTTTTTAAAATATGATTGTTGATAAAAAAACACAAGAAGAAAGGCTTAATATTTGTAAAGGTTGTAATTTTTACCGCAACTTTTTAATGTTAAAAAAACCTAAATGGAGTTGGGGAGCTAGATGTGGAAAATGTACTTGTTTTCTACAGGCTAAATCTAAGTTGTCTAAAGATTTTTACGGGGAATGTCCTATAGGTAAATGGAAAGACTAACCAATAATTAATAATATGAATGTAGAAGAAATCGCAAAAACAGTACCACAAAATGTAAGAGAACAAATTATTTATGTTTATGAAATAAATGAAACTTACAAAAAACAATTTTCAAAACATAAAAATGAGTCAATACATTATATGTTTGATGAATACCACAAATTGTTTCCATCACAAAAACAAGATATTAATTGTACATCTTGTAGAAATGCTGTTGTTAAGTTATGGGGACTAATGATAAAAGAATGGAAAAAACCTATAAAACAAAAAAACAAAAAGGTTGGCACAAAGAGAAAATAGGGTTGATGTTATAAGGGAATACATTGATTTACTAAAAAAAGAATTAGATGTAAGGTTTGGGGCAAATCCTACAACAAAAGATATACTAGCTCATTTAATTGAGAGAGGAATGATAGAGCCTAAAAGGCTTAGAAATTATATGGTAATAAAAGATTTTGATGAACTTTTAGTTACAAATGACGGCAACAGAACTCATAGTTTTATGGATTTATCAATAAAATATGACATAACTGAAAGAACAGCGCAAAATATTGTTTATAAGGAGAGAAAAAAGTCTGTTCTTAAAAACAATATTATTAAATAAATCTTTTTTCCAATTTTTTCGTAAAAAGGAAGTTTAATAAAATTAATTTTGTAAACATGAAAAATACTAAAAAATCTTGGTATTCTATAAACGCTAAGCATAAAGAGAAATATGCAGATGTTTATTTATACGACGAAATAGGAAGTTACGGAATGTCCGCTAAGGATTTTGTAAACGACATGAAAGAACTTGATGGTAGAGATATTTATTTACATATAAATTGTGCAGGAGGAGAGGTTTTTGACGGAATGGCAATTTATAACACTTTAAAAAAATATGATGGTAAGGTAATAGCTTACATAGAAGGTATAGCTGCTAGTATGGGTAGTGTAATACCTTTAGCTGCAGATGAGATTATTATGTCTGAAAATTCTTTACTTATGATACATAACGCTTGGGGTGGAATAATGGGAGAAGCTGAAGATATGAGAAAGACAGCTCAACTACTAGACAAACTTAGTGGAGAAATCGCTAATATATATACAAAGAAAACGGGGTTAGACTTAGTTACAGTACAACAAATGATGGATGACGAGACTTGGTTTAACGCTGAAGAAGCCTTTGAGTATGGTTTTATTGATAGAGTATCAGATGCTATTAAGGTAGCTGCTAGTTTTGATATTTCTAAATTTAAGAACAAGACAGAGAAGGAGATTATAAACCAATTTAATAACCAAAATAGTAAGACAATGACTGAAGAATTAAAGTCTTGGTTCAGTGCTAAGGTTGATTCTATTGTAAATGCTGTAAAAGCAGATACTAAAGATGAGACTGAAGTGTCTGAAATCAATGTAAACTTAATGGATAACGAAGAAGTTTCTAACAAACTTTCTGATTTTGAAAATGAGATTACAGAATTGAAAAATGCAATTTCTGAAAAAGAGTCTAGTATTAAAACTCTTACAGAAGAAAACGCTGAGTTGAATGTTTTAGTTAACAAAGCTTCTGCTAAAGGAACTAAAGTTGAAACTGAAAAAGACCCTCTAATAGTTGAGGAAAATGTAACTGTTGACCCAAATGCTGAATTTTACAACGCAATGGCAGACAGAGTAAAGTTAAAGTTTAATAATTAATAAAAAAAAGAAAAGAAAATGGCAAATGTAGCAAATAAAGGTACTTTCGCAACATATTCGGGAGCTAACCTAAATGAAATTTTTTATGAGCCAGTATTTAGAAGTGATGACATTATGCGTAACTACAGAGTTATTCCTAATGTAAAACACAAAATGAATGTATTTACTTCTGCTGCTCTAACAAAAATTGTAGACAAATACACAGGCTGTAGTGCAACATCTGGTTCAAAACAATTTAACATAGATGAAAAAACTATAACAGCTGGTAGAATGAGAGTTGCTTTAGAGCAATGTACTGACGAGTTCTTTGGAACTTACATTGAAGAAATGTACAGAAATGGAGTTGATGTAATGAATGTTGAAGGAACTCAATTAGCAGACGCTATCGTTGATAGAGCTGTAAAGGGAATCGGACAAGATGTTGTAAGATTAGCTTGGGGTGGAGATGACGCAACAGCTAGTTATGACCAACTAAAAGGATGGATGAAATTAATGGGAGATGATGCTACTGTATTAGCAGCTAGAACAGAATTTAGTGCAGCAGCACCAACAGCACCTACATCATCAGAAGCTTTATCATTAATAAGAAATATGTATGACGGAGCTCCAGCAGCTTTACAACAAATCCCAGCTTCTGACAAGAAGATATTTGTAACACCAAAAACTTACAATGCTTACTTACAGAATCTTGAGGGAACTTCTGCTGACTTAGCAATTACTAACCAACAAGATGGTGTGTTAGTAGTTAAGTTTAGAGGTGTTGAATTAGTGCCTATGTATGAGTGGGACACTATTTTAGCAGATACTGACCCAGCTTTATTCTTAAGAGGTGGAGTAAATGGAACAGAAGGAGCGTGTTACTGCGCAGTAGACAACTTAATAATTGGTTCTGATGTAACTGACCCTGAAGGTTCATTTAAAGTATTCTATGATGATTTAGAAGAAAAAATGTTCTTCAGAGGATATTTCAAGTTAGGAGTACAATTCTTGTACCCTTCTCTTGTTCAGTGGGGAATCTTTTACTAATATATAAGTAATAACAGAGGGGGAGAAATCCTCCTCTATATTACAAAAACAGAATTAATAACAATATAAAACAATAATAAAATGGCAATAGATGCAGGTTTAGCGGTGGGTTGTACTGACTTACAAAGAACTGGTGGTATATCGCAAATTGTTCTTAGAACAATGCTTACAGGAGATATAGTTACTTACGACAACGCTGCGGGAAAACATGGAATTTCAGCAATCAAAAAAGCAGGCCCAGCTGACGCAACAGACTGGCATGTTTTTGAGTTTACTAATGAAACTCCAACAATGAATATAGCGGCTACTAAAGAAAATGGTTCTACATCTTTTGAGTGTACATTATCTTTCTACTTACCACTTATGAATGAAACAAAATTCCACGAATTACAAAATCTTTTAAACACTTGTATGATGGGGATAGTAGTAGACACAAATGGTAACAAATATGTTTTAGGTATAAGTGAAAAATACCAAAACGAAGATGTAAATCCTTTTAGAAACCAAACATACCTTAATTTATCAGGAATGGAAGGTTCTACAGGAGCGGCATATTCAGAAGAAAATGGAATTACAGTTACTTTAATGGCGAGACAATTTGAGTTACCAAGACTATATACTGGTACTCTAACTGTAGATACAGCGGCTTTAACAGCAACAACAACATAATTAATTATAAAATTTGTAAGGAGAGTAAAATCTCCTTACATTTTTTTTATTTATATGTGTGGTTGTGATGAAAATGTCGTAGATTTACAGAAATATAAAATTTATACAATTATGGCAGAATACAAAGCAAAATTATCATCTGGCACAACTTATAAGGATGGTTATAAAATAAAATGGAAAAACGCTACTCAAGAGGAGTTAGCTCATGCTTATGAAATTATAGGTCTGACAAGCTTGATAGAAAAATTAGAAAAAACTAATACCTTAAAACAAGATGGCGAAAAAGCAAGTAAAAAGTCAGGTAAATCTAAAGACAAAAAGTCGGACTAAAAAAGATAAAACTTTTGAGTTCGGAGTTTTTAATTTAGCTATACCTGAGCATATAAGCGAACCCTTAGATTTAAGTAAGGTAAACACAAAATACATACCTTTTGGTAGTGATAATTTATTTCCACAATATCTTGCGGAATTAAAAAGAAAATCATCTACACATAGGTCAGTTTTAGCTCAAAAAGTAGTTTTTACTTCAGGAGCTAAATTTGTTTGTAAAGACGATACCACAAGAAACTTTATAAAAGATGTAAATGCTAATGGAGAGTCATTAAGAGATGTCTTTAAAAAATTAGCAGACGACTACTATACTTTTGGAAACGCATACATTGAGGGCGTTTTGTATGATGGCGGTGTCAACCTTTATCATATAGACGCTACTACAGTCAGATTGTCAAAAGACAAAAAATATGTTTATGTACACCCTGAATGGAAAAACTTTACAAGACAAAAAGATAAATTACAAAAAATATCTTTATACCCTAGAGTTACTTCTAGTAGATTTGTAATGCAATTTAAAGATTATGAACCTACTTTTAGTTATTATGGTTTACCTGATTATATAGCGGCTTTAGAACATATTGCTGTAGATTATGAAATAGGTAAATGGAATCACACAAAATTTAAAAACGGCTTTCAACCTTCAGCTATTGTTGAGATTAATGGGGACATGGGAGAAGAAGAAGCTAGAAAGTTAGTTAGAGAAGCACAGAAAAAATTTGTTGGAGATGGTAACAATGGTAAAATTATGTTTATCGTTAAGAATGGAGATACAGCTAACGCTAATGTTCAGATATTAAATGATGACCAAGACGGAAGTTGGATGGAGTTACAACAAATTACAGACCAAAATATAATTACCGCTCACAGGTGGCAACCTTCTTTGAGTGGTATTGTAAGTTCAGGTAAAATGAATAATACAGGTAGTGAAATTAGAATTGCTTATGATTTAGCAATGACTACTGTAATTAAAGAAACATCAGAAATACTACTTACAGGAATACACAAGTTGTTGTATAACGAAATGGGCTTTGACCCTAAGAATTTAAGAATACATTATGAGCCGCCTGTTTCATACGCTAATGATGTAGATATAAAACAAGTATTGACTATTAACGAACAAAGAGCGTTGTTAGATGAAGATTTCCCTATGTTAGAAGATGGAGATATGTTTGTTGCAGACAGAGAGATAATTGTAACAGAAAGAGATGGAGATGTAACAGAAACAACGGTAGAACAAAGATAAGATGGCAGATTTAAGACAATATAATACATTAATAACAAGTGCCGAAGTTATAAGTAGGTCTTTTACAAACGCTAACACAGACCCTTATCTTATTAGTGAAAACATTATAGTAATATCTGAATTAGCTCATATAAAACATATTTTAGGTAAAGAGTTTTATGGAGAGTTAAAAAAACAACATAATGATGGTACTCTTACAACAGATAATACCACATTTCTTAATAACTACTTACTAGACACTTTAGCTTGGTTTGTAAGGTTTGAGGTAATAAATGAAATACAAATGAACAGTTCAAGTGCTGGTGTTGTAACTAATATAGATGAATTTAGTTCTGTTGTTAGTCCTGATGAGTTAAACGCTTACAAACAAGATACTTATAGAAAAGCTGAAATATTTTTAAGAGACGCTGTAGATTTTTTAAATGATGACGACCAAAATGGTAAATACTCAACATACGAATCCAACAAACCTTGTACTGGTAACACATGGAAAAATCATGGTATAATAATGTATGATAGTATATATGAAAATCCTAGAGTTTATAGAAGTTATGATAGTTGGAAGAATTTTTGTCCTTGTGATGATTGTTAAAATTATATATTATGCCTTGTAAAGAATGTGAAAATAATAAGTGGAAGTGGGGAGAGAATGGAGAGTGTAAATACGATTCTTTAGCTGAGTGTGAAGCTGATAACGAAGGTTATTACGCAGAAGAAACCTACAATGATTATCCTGAGTCAGCTTCTAATAACGCTAAGAGAGCTATAAAGTATAAAGAAGAAAATGGTAGTTCTTGTGGAACTCAGGTGGGGTGGACAAGAGCGCGTCAAATCGCAAACAGAGAAAAACTAACGAGAAGAACGATAGCGCGCGTTGCGTCATTCAAAAGACATCAACAACACAAAGATGTTCCTTATGATGAAGGTTGTGGAGGAATAATGTGGGACGCTTGGGGAGGTACAAGTATGATAGAGTGGGCTATAAAAAAGTTAGAAAGAATAGATAAAAAATCTCCTAAGAATCAAGAAGAGAAAAAGAAAATAGAGATTTCTGAAAGAATGGAAAAAGCTCTTGAAAAGAAAATGAAAGAGCACAATGAAGATGTTAAAGATTTAGATGTAAAATGGAATCCTAAAGTTACAATGGCAAAACTTAGAAAGTGTTTTATAAGGGGTGTCGGAGCTTATTACACAAATCCTGATAGTGTACGAGAAAATGTTACAGGCCCTGACCAGTGGGCGTTGGCTCGTTGTAATAGCTTTCTTTTTGCTTTAAAAAACGGTAAATATAGAAGTGGTAAACACGATACAGATTTATTACCAGAAAAACACCCTATGAGAAACACTAAAAAAGAACAAAATAAAAAAGAAGAAAAGTTTTATAGTGATGAGCAACATGATTATCATTTTAATTTTACTAAAGAAATGATGAAAGATTTACATGATGATGGAGAACTTATTGTTAAGGTAGAAAAAGATGGTCAAGAAATGATTATAAAATTTACTTATGATGTAGAGCATGGACATGATGAAGAATACATAATGGACTTAGCTAAAACTCTAAAACAAATTAATAACAAATATAAGAAACACAATGGCAATTAATGAGCATAAAAATCTAAACGACTCTAACCTTCATGTTCCAAAAGGTTTTGCTGGTGCTAGTGCAAATACACTTTGTAGTAAAAATGGTAGCTCAGCTTTAGAGTGGACTGCAAAATCTACCATAAAAACTTCTGTGATTAATATTAGAGGATTTGGAGAGTCAGGAACTTTAAGTACAAATTACTTTTTTCCTGCTGATATGGCAGACACTAAATCTCCTTTTGAGTTTGACGAAGATTATGGAGCAACATCTATATCTGCATCTGACACTATAACAGTAAGTAAGGTTATAAGAGGTACTTGTTATACAGCTCCACAGGACTGTACTTTAAATCAAATATATGGATGGATGTCGGGTAGTGCAACAGAAACAGTAACTTTAGCTTTGGTAAAATTTACACCAACAGCTAATAATTCTTCTGCTTTTACAGTTGGAGCAGCAAATAATGTTATGACTGTTTTACAAGAAATAAGTGTTTCTACTTATGGAAGTAACAATAAATTAGGAGTTATAGACGCTACTTCATTTAGCGTATCTACATTAAGTAAGGGGGATATGGTAATGCCTTTTTTAAAGTCAGCTGGGGGTTCAAGTAATATTTATTTTAATGTTTCTGTAGAGTTTAAATATACGAGTTAATAACTAAGAAAAAATAATGAAAGCAATGAAAGAGGACAGTACGCAAGTTTTATTAGCAAATGGAGGGGCTAGTGCTTTAACAATAACAGAATGTAACGAAATTTTAACTATGATATCTATATCATTAGCTATAGCGTTTACAATATATAAGTTTTACAAATTAAAAAATAATTAAAATATGGCTAGTACAGTAACAGCGGCTTCGGCCACAATAAATATTTCAGAAAACATAACACTAAATGGGGTTACTTATGGTAACACTATATCTAAGACATTTCAAAGTCAAGGAGAAGTTATACAAAGAATAATGAGTATAGCGACAAGCTTTACAGATATTTTTCATACATCTACAGCTGATGGTAGAGGACAAATTGTAGCTGATGATTGGTGTTATTTTAGAATAACAAATTTAGATGATACTAATTTTATAACTCTTAGGTTATATGATGGAACAGACTCTCAGTTTTTTAAGTTAGAGGCTGGAGAATCGTTTTTCTTAATGAGTCCTGATATTGATGTAGACGCTTCAGGAACAACATTTAACAATTTTGCAGATATAACTCAGATAGCGGCAGATGCTGATACAGCAGCTTGTGATGTTGAGGTATTAATGATAACAGCGTAATGTCTAAAGGTAGAATATCTTTTGTTTTTAGAGAAAAAAATAGGAAAAAGCGTAAAGGAGTTCATTCTAAAAATGCTTCAAAAGGTCAAAATGGTTATAAAAAAAAATATAGAGGACAAGGAAGATAGTATGACTTTAAATTATTTTACACAAGAAGAATTTGCATGTAATTGTAAATCATGTAAAAGTAAAGGAGACACTGGTTATAATATGGATATAGATTTTCTAATTATGTTAGACAAGGCTAGACATATAGCTGGAGTTCCTTTTGTTATAAATTCAGGATATAGATGTCCTGAACATAATAAAAAAGTGGGTGGTATATCTACATCATCACACACTAATATACCTTGTAATGCAGCTGATATATCAACTAAGAATAGTTCTATACGATTTAAGGTTATTGAGGCTTTATTAGAGGTTGGTTTTAAAAGACTTGGTATCGGAGAAACATTCGTACACTGTGATTCAGATACAGACAAAAAAAGTCCAAATGTATGTTGGACATATTATTAATTTAAATTAAATAAAAAAATGGAAATTTTAAAAAAAATTTTTAACTCAAAAAAGTTTTGGTACACAGTAGGTGCAATATTTGTACCTTTTATTGCTGTTAAATTAGGATTAACAGAGGCTGAAGTAGAAAAAGTATATTATGCAATATTGACACTTATATTAGGTCAAGGTATTGCTGACATAAGTAAAAAATAATTATATGAAATTTAAAAACCCTTTTAAGAAATGGATAGGCTCTGCTGTTGCAGACAACGCTATAAAACCAATTACCGAACTCGTAAAAGCTGTTTTAGAGTTATTTAAAGACAATAAAGGTAAGTGGTCTAGCAAAAGAACAGTATCAGGAGTTATAGTTTTAGCCGCTTCAGCGGATATAACGGCTCATGGTATAACAACAAATAATTTAATACTAGCAGGTATAGGTGTTTTACCTTTAATTTTTTCAGCTTTTGAAAAAAATGGTTGTTGTATTGATGAATGTTGTAAAAAATAGTTATCTTTGTGGTAACTACACAAACTCATTTTTTGAGTTTCTATGTTTATATGTGATAGTTTTTAGGGTGTAAAAGGGGGGTTATTTCAGCTCCCCTTTTGCTTTTCTAAAAAAAAATAATTATCTTTAATAAAAAAACATGAAAAAATATGGTAAAAGATTAAGGCTTACCCCTGAAGAAGTAGATATAATATACGAACATAGGGGTCATTGTGTACAAAATATAAACGAAAACACAGCTTTAGACATACATCTTCATGAAAGAGGTATAAAAAAAGAGGATGTTGTAAGTGTTAAACATTGGCAGTCTGCTAGTGGGGAACTTAGATTTAGCATAGTAACAAAAGAGGATTCTGTTGACCATGAAAAAGTATTAGAAAAAATAACAGATTTTATTTCCTTACACTCTCCTGAATATAAAAAAGTAAAAAAAGTTAAAAAAGATACTAACAGACATTTGTTAATTATAAATCCAGCAGATATACATATAGGTAAGTATGCTAACGAAATGGAAACAAATTCTGGTTATGATATAGATACAGCCGTAGAAAGAGTTATGGAAGGTATAAATGGTATTCTTTGGAAAACACAGTATTATAATATAGAAAAAATATTATTCTGTATAGGTAATGATATACTACATATAGATAATGTTTATGGAACTACAACTAAAGGAACTAAGCAAGATACAGATGGTAAATGGTGGGAACATTATCAAATAGCTTTAGCTTTATATGTTAAATGTGTTGAGGTTTTAAGAGAAGTTGCTCCAGTAGATTGTGTTCATTCAATGTCAAATCATGACTATCAAAGTGGATTTCACTTAGCTCACGCTTTAAAAGCTTGGTTTAGAAAATGTGATAATGTAACTGTTGACGCTGGTGTTTCTCACAGAAAATATTATAAGTACGGAAATAGTTTAATTGGATTAGAACATGGAGATGGAGCAAAAATGGAAAAACTACCTTTAATTATGGCTCAAGAAAGACCTGTAGACTGGTCTGAAACTAAATTTAGATATTGGTATTTACATCACTTACATCATAAGGTTAAACATAAGTGGTTAGACGCTAAAGATTATATAGGTTGTACTGTTGAGTATTTAAGAAGCCCTAGCGGAACAGATAGTTGGCATTCAAGGAAGGGTTATTTAGGTGTTCCTAAAGCTGTGGAAGGATTTTTACATGAAAGAGAAAATGGTCAAGTAGCAAGAATAACACATTATTTTTAACACTTAAACAACCCTTAATTAAGAGTTATAAGTACTCTTATATATATAAAGATAAAGATTAATATAAAGATAAATATATAAATAAATTAAAATCAATTACTAAATTATTTGGCAGTTAAAAAAAATATTCGTATCTTTGTATAAGATTTAAAACAATATATAATTGTAAACCCTAAAAATTAATTATATGAACTACCAACAATGGCATAGAGCCACCTATCAACACTATGATGACCCTACAGATTACAACGGGCCTGATATAGATTACTGTAAAAGATGTGATATGAACCCAAAGTATGAAGATACAGATGTATGTTCTGAATGTATTGATGAGATTGAGGAGATGCAACAAGTAAGTTTGTGTTGTGGAGACTCCCTTCATACAGATACAAACAGATGTACTTCTTGTTATGAGTGGAGTGAAAGTGAGTTTGATGACTTTTGTGAAACAGAAAACTTTAACCCTAAAACATTTAGATATGAGCAGAATTAAAAAACAATTATTAGAAGAACAATTAGAACATGATATGAGTCAGTTTGATGACATGGACTACGAATATCATTTAAACAATAGTATTAACCAAAATAATAATAAAATGTCAAAAACTAAAACAGAAAAAACAGAAACAAAAGAAACAAGAAAAGAAGCCTTAAGAAGGTTATTTAAAGAAAACAATTTAGTTGAAGAGGATGTTTACAAAGACAAGAGAGGATTCGTAATCATTACAAGAACTGGTATAGACAAGATTGTTTCTAAACAAAAAATTGTAGTAGCTTATGAGGTAATAACCTTAGATGTAGAAAAAGGTTATTGTGTTATAAAAGCTGTAGCGACACTAAAACAGGGTAACGAACAAAAAAACATGATGTCTTTTGGAGAAGCTTCTGAGTCCAATCTTATGGGTGGAGGTAAAAAATTTCCTGTAGCTATGGCAGAAAAAAGAGCTATGTCAAGAGTTGTTTTAAAGATTGCTGGTTTTTACGAGCAAGGAGTATTTGGTCAAGACGAAATTGTTGACTAATGAATGACAAATTCTTTGATGAATTAATTAATGGAGAACCTTTATTATGCTCAACTATTCAGATGAGTATAATAGAGTCTCTATTAAAAATAAGTCCGATATCAACAACAGAAAAAGAAGAAATATATATGAACTTAGACTCTTATTCTGAAGAAGAAGCTAATGACCTAATATATTATTTAAAACAAGATGTTGTAATAACAGACCCAAAAGACCAATGGCAAAAAATGTTTAAAGAAAATAACTATTAAAATGAAAAATAATTACGATAAAATAAGAACTGCTAAAAACGAACTTGAAGCTATACTTAGAATAAGAGGTATATCTAAAAGTAGATTTGGTAGAATTATAAATGTAAAAGGTAGTACAATAGAAAAGTATATAGACAACCCTTTTTATCTTAGGTATTTCCACATGGCTAGAATGGCTACATTTTTAAATATATCTGTAAAAGACATAATAGATATAATAGAAGTTGATATACCTAACAAACACAACATTATTGTTGATGGAGAGGAGGACTATGATATGGTTCGTGTATTGCCCACTCAAAATAGATAAATATGGATAGCGATACTAGAAAAATACAATTTGTTTTTGATTACATATATAGAGAAATGGGAATCACTGAACAACAGATTAAGAGTAAAGTAAGAAAAAGAGACATAGGAGACGCTAGAAGATTATTTTGGTACACATTAAGAAATTACTTCCAGTATAGTTTTCAAAAGATAGGAAACATAACATTACACAATCATGCAACTGTAATATGTAGTTGTAGAAAGTTTGATGATTATAGTGATGCATATCCTAAAATTACTACGATACCATACAAAGATATCTGTTTTCAGTTAGACCTAATGAAGGACTCTGTAGAAGAACAGGTTGCTGAACTAAAACAAAAAATGGTTGTAATAAACCAAGAACTAGATAGAATATTAACAATAAAACAATTAAAAGATGAGCGAGAAAAATTACATTGCTAGTAGCATAAAAGCACACACAACACAATATGGAACTCTAATAAATGCAAATCTTAAATTAGAAGATTTACAAAAAATAGAAAAAAATGGTTGGGTACAAATTACAATAGCAGAAAGAAAAACCCCATCAGAAAAGGGAGCTACACACTATGCTTTTGAAAACAACTATCAACCTAAACCACAAACTGAAAAGAAAGAATCAAGTCCATTTATTACATCTGATGATGCAGATGTACCGTTTTAAAAATGAAATACTCTAGTGATTTTAAATATGATTTAAAGTTAGGACAAGTAAAAGAAAAAGAACTTGGAGAAATTTTAAACAATAAAACTATAGAGGTAAAAACAGATTTAAAAGCTGCAGAAACAGGTAGTGTGTTTGTAGAGTATGAAAGTAGGGGTAAACCAAGTGGAATATCAAAAACACAATCAGACTACTACTGTTTCGTAGTTTCTAAAGATTCTTTTATTCTTATTAAAACAAATAAGTTAAAAGAAAAGTGTAGAAAGTTTTTAAAAACAAACTTAGATACTGTAGGAGGAGACAATAATACATCTAAAGGTATATTGCTACCTTTATTACAACTTGTAATAGATATTTAGATATAATTACCAAATTATTTGGTAGTTTCGTTTTTTTTTCGTATCTTTGTATAAGAATTAAGAGTTAGATAACTCTTTACAAACCCTTAAAATTATTATATATGACAGAAAAACAACTGCTTATTGATGTGCTATCAATACAAACATCATCAGGACAAGAAACAATGATGATTAATTATATTCAAGATTTTGTAAAAACAAATGTGCCTGAGGCATCTTTAGTAATAAAAGAAAATAATGTATATGTAACTAAAGGTGTTTCAGAGCACTATCCTTGTATAGTGTCTCACACTGACACTGTACATGATATACACAAAGATTTTCGTGTGTATGACAATGATGATATACTTTTTGCGTTTAGTAACGACAAAATGCAACAAGTGGGTGTGGGTGGAGACGACAAGGTCGGCGTTTGGATATGTCTACAAATGTTGTTAGAACTAGACATAGTAAAATGCGCGTTCTTTCATTCAGAAGAAATAGGGTGTATAGGTAGTAGCCAAGCAGATATGTCTTGGTTCAAAGATGTTGGTTATGTGTTTCAATCAGACAGAAGAGGTAATAACGACTTTGTAAACAGTATCGGTGGTAAGACATTGTTTGACAAATCATTTTCAAAAAAGATTGCTAATGTTTTGTTTGCTCATGATTACAAAGAAACATCAGGAGCTATGACAGATGTAGAGCAATTAGTTGATAACGGACTAGATGTTTGTTGTGCTAACATGAGTAGTGGTTATTACAATCCACATACAGACACAGAGGTTGTAGATTATATTGACGCAGAAAATTGTCTTAATCTTATATACAATCTTGTGAAACTGTTGGGTTGTAATGTTTACAAAAACAAAGATTTTGGTAAGTATGAATTTGACAGATACAAAAGTCCAAAAAACTATTGGAAAAATTATAAATACGAATACGATTATAATTGTGATGGCTATAACGAAGTCGTATTTGAAGATGGTAAAGAAATATGTTATTACTGTGGAAATACAGTTGGGGAGTCAGCGTTTGGTATAAAAGATTATAGACACTGTAGTTCATGTAATTCAGAAGTTTACTTTGATAGTGATTTGTATGATGATTATGACGACAATCCTAAATTAGATAAATTAAATAACACAATAATAAAAAATTATTAAGATGGCGAAAAGATTTACAGATACAGATAAATGGAAAAAGGGTTTTATTAAAAACTTACCAGCGAAATACAAGTTGTTATGGTTATATATATTAGATGATTGTAACCACGCTGGAATATGGGACACTGACTTTGAGGTAGCTTCAATTAGAATAGGAAGCAAGATAAACGAAAAAGAAGCTGCACAAGTATTAGCAGAACAGATAAAAATATTTGATGGTGGTAACAAATGGTTTATACCAAAGTTTATAGATTTTCAATACGGACAACTTAACGAAAATGTTAACGCTCACAAATCAGTAATTAAGTTATTAGACAAATATGATGTTTACAATATAGAGGGCATAAGTCCTGTAGATGTAGCTGGTTTTGAAGGAGAGATAAGTAAGCCTGTAAAGTTAAAAAGGTTTAATAAACCCACAATAGAACAAATTAAAGACTACTGTAAAGAGAGAAACAACACTATAGACGGCGAAACATTTTTTGATTTTTACGAAAGTAAAGGGTGGTTAGTAGGCAAAACAAAAATGAAAGATTGGAAAGCTGCGGTTAGGAATTGGGAAAGAAGTAACAATGTAGGTAAGTCAGGAAACTTTAATACAGGAAAGGTAGACGCACAAATAGATTCTTGGAAAAAAGCTAGAGACATTATATCTAAAACACAATGAGAAAAAAAAGATACATGACACAAGCTGAGCTAAACGCTTTAACAGACAAGTCTCTAAACGCTTATGTTTTGTATGATGATGGTAAAAAAATATATGTAAAGCCAGAAAACAATAGATTTTTTTCAAGAAAAGAAATTCATTTAGTAGTTGGAGATGATATAAAAATAACTCAAGGAGAAAAAAATATGTTAGTTCTGCAAGATTATAAAGGTAAAATAAAAGAAAAACTATTAATTAGAAAAGACCAAATAAGATGATAAAAGACACTGATATAAAAGAATTAGAGTTACAATGTGTAGACTTAGTAAGTAAAACACTTGTGGAGTTGGGACAAGTCAAAGACGAAAAACATATAGTTGTATTAGCTAAAAGTCTAGCTTATGATTTAAAAGAGGATTTTAGTAGGTTATATTTTGAAGATATACAACAAGCCTTCAGACAAGGAGTTAGGACAACAGAGGTCTTTGTATTGAATGTGCAGACATATTACAAGTGGATAAAATCACACAGACAGCTAATATGGAATCAGTCAGACAAAGAACCAGAAAGAGTAGATAAAAGATTGAGATACAGAAGTCGTACAGGAACAGGTATAAGTAAAATAGGTAATAAAATAAAACAAATAAAATGACACCAATAAAAATCAATTTATCAACAATACCCACAGAAAATAGATACACTATTTTGTGTGATGGTACAAACTCAGCAGTTTACAAAAGATACTTACATATATTTTATATTAGAGTGTCTAGAGTATTTACAGAATATGAGGTGTGGACTGAAGTGGTACAAGAATATGACAAACTTAAAAAATTATAATATGATATCAATATTAACATTTGTATTAGGATTTGTGTCAGGCATGTATGTTTGTACACAGATAGAAAATAGTATTAACCAAAACATTAAAAAAAATGATTAGTTATATTGGAGGTAAAAGCCGTATGGCAAAGTGGATATGCGAACATATACCACAAGACATTGAAACCTATGTAGAAGTTTTTGGAGGAGCCTTTTGGGTTTATATAAAAGGAGACATACACGAAAAGCCAAATCTACAAAAGATAGTTTACAATGATAAAAACAGATTTATGGCAAATATGTTTGAGTGTTTCAGAGACCCTGAGTATATGTTAGTGGCTTTAAAAATGTATGAATCACAAAATAAAAAAACATTTAACACTTTACAGTCCTATCTAAACACTATAGTAAGAGGAGAGGTAGATTATCCTTTAGGAACTTTTCCT